TTTGTATCACACTCTCGGCGCATACAAAATAATTAAAATAATCTTCCATCTTCCCAAGCCTTACACTCAGAATTACTATAACGTTTAAACGGAGGAGTAAAATCAACATACTCAGCATCATAAGTATGCATATCTATCAAACGTTGTCTAGTAGGAAAACCTTTCCATAACTCATCAGTGTTAAGACCTACTTTACGCATTATTCGCGTAATATCTAATCTCCTATCTTCACAAAAATTAAATTCAAAGAAAGCATCACGTATCTGATCCATATCACGAAATTTACCTACGTGAACAGTGAATCGAAAAAGTTGCTCACAAAATTGATGAATAACAGGATTAACACCCATGTTATCATATGCCAAACCAAGGCAAGCAACAGTATAATCTGCATACGTTAAACGCTCATTATTACCATAAGCGAATTTTACTAACGCATCCTTCATAGTTTTATAAGGTAAAATATTAGCACATTCTTTAGGAAAATCTTTAGGTTTTTTTATAAAACGACGCTTAAGAAAAATTACACCATCTTCTTTCAACCCACCAAATTCATCAGGAATGCTTAAAAAAGGAACATTTTCACGAATTTTATGTATCTTCATATCAAAGACAGTAGCGACAAAATCAGCATAACCTGTTTCATTAAAGATATCAATAACTTCCCTACCTATAGCAGGAACATGATCATCTCCATAAACAGGAAACTCAATTCGACGATCACGATACGTCTTTTCTAATTGAGCAGCTCTATGAGGAAATTTAAATATTGTTTGCTCAAAATAAGTCCAAAACAATAATCCAACAATCCATGAATTTCCATGAGAAGTCTCATAAGCACCAGAAGGCATAACACCTAACATTAGCTTCCAAACTTTGGAAAATACATGAACGAGCTTAACTGATAAATTACTTGTTGCTTGTTGAAGCAATATCATAAATAGAGGATAATCTGGAGTTCCAGTTTTATAATATATAGACGCTTGGGTCTCATATAACTCTAATAAAACTCGATGAATAGTAGTATCTAAAGCATCAAAATCACCATCAGAAAAGACCATAGTGGGATCATCATATTTCATTTGCTTTGCGAAATATTCAGCTCCACCATGCCACCACCTAAGACCTACTTTAATTTGTCGTCCACGCTCAAACATTTGACGATCTTTAACAGTCAATAAGGCTATAAAATATTGCATCATATGCGGAATAAAAAATTCACGACACTTATTATAAGTGGCACGCCTCTTTTCAGGATCAATCGAATCGGTATTAAAAATTTCTACCTTCATACAGATAGTACAAGCTTTCTCAAGAAATGTTATCTTCTTAGTTCGTCTATACTCACGAATATACTCCATCATACGTTTCTTACATGGAACAGTCTGATCACCTTTAGTACCATTAGGGGTTACTCTAACCTTCACTCCATGGTCCATATGAGTGCGAGATTTACCAGCTCTTATACCAGCAGAAGATTGTTTAGGAAATTCCATCGTCAAAACATCACGATCATTAAATTCCCAAACCAATTTTCCAAAGAACTGCTCAACACCCATGTAATTATACATTCGCCGTAATCCTAAAAACAACAATTTAGATATCATAGGAGTAGGATTCTTCATAACACGGGTAGGCTTATCAAACTTAGCAATTAAATCAACTATTTTATTCGGATATAAATTTTCACATGACTGAACTGTATATCTACCATATCGATCACCAGTAAAAACACGATTATAATACGATAACGATCGCATACACAACACTTTGAGTGAAACAGTCTTAGTTTCAACCCAAGGAATACCAGGATAACGATCATCATGACTATGCTTAAATATATTCGTTAAGTACCAATTAAAAGGCAGACTAACACTTGTCATTTTAGTGAACTGTTCCCAATCCCATATACGAAAAAAATGAGGAATATCGTTTACAACTGAAACCATCTCTCCCTCACCATGAAATCGCGAAAATGCGAATAACTCAGGAACAGACACCCAATTCTTTGACTTCATAAGCTCTAACTTCATTTCTGCCATTATAACCTTATGTTCTCTACTAACTTCTTTAATAACACCAGCATCTAGAATCCTCTTAGATTCAAAAAATGCCAGTGCTTCTATAGCCATATCATATCGACTTCGGAGTTGTCCAAACTCATACCTACACTGATCATAATGAAGACCAAGCGAAGGAACATATATTCTCTCAATATCATCCATAATCATAAACTGCATTCTAGTACTTATTGCAAGTCTATAAGTTAACCACTTAGATAAAATAAAACGGGACGACAAACGTCGTCCAACAGCGGTCGCTATTCTGAACACGAAAGATGCCGGTGATGTAATATTGCTAGCCAGTAATCAAAAATTGTTGACGACACGTGTCTGTCTACCG